TGAATCAATTTCCACATATAGTACTTTAATGTCTTCTATTTTCTGTCTTATACCAGATATAGAGTATTGTTTTAATTGTGATAAAACTCTAGTTTTGTTAAAATCAGAGATAAAAGTTCCATTTTTTGGTTTAATACTAATGGTTACAGTTCCATATTCAGGAGGATCTAATTCTTCACCACCAACAACAGAAACACTTTCTGTATCAGGATATATCTTCTTAATAATAGCCTCGTAATCACGTGCTGTAACCGCCCTGCTCTGTGCTGAATATATTTTAGGTGCAAAATACTTAATAGAGTCAATTGTCTCTATATTACCCCCATTCTGAGATGCCTGGTTAGTTGTAACAGATATATCTGACGGATTAAGAAGAGTTCCACTAGATAATTCTAAACTTCCTGAAAAAGAAAAACTTTGTACTCCATTACCCTCTTTACCACTTGAAATAATATAATTTGCAGTAATTATATTACCATCACTATCCTTATCAGTTCCTAATTTTTTACCTATTAATCCATCACCGAATAATAATTCATATTGTTCATCTTGTACTTCTTGAAGAAGATATATTCTAGAATCAGAAGTTACACCAATAATATTATCTACAGGAAAATATTCTGTTCCTAATCCATCATCATTTTCATTTTTAATATACACTTTAAGTGTGGAAGTATCAAGAGATGAATTATTAATAGTAAACTTTTGATCTAAAGATCCATCATGTGTAAATTGCTTCGTTAAATATGTTCCTTCATATATTTCTATATTTTCAAATGATGCTTCAAAATTACCTGTTGTTGTTTCTCTAAAAGTTTCTGTTATACTTTCTGGAATTGAAAATACATATGAAGTATTATTAGCATTTCCTGTACATATAAGACCTCTCTTGAGCGTTACAGTGCCCGAATCATCACCATCAGGTCTTTCCACAGTGAACGTTATTTCTGCCTTTGCTGCCGTCTTAGAACGGGGTACATATCCTATATTTCTAGCTAATGAAACTACATTTTCACGTAGAGTTGCAGAATCCAAAAAGGATTCATTAACAATCATATTAGAATTAACTGCAGTAATATACGTATTATATGCTAATGTATCAATTAATATTGAAAAATTAGACCCTTCAAAGTCAAAATCTGTGAAATCTGAGTTTGCACGAAGATAATCCTTAATCGAAGTCTTTATCTGATCAAAATCTAAGTTTGTGTATTTGGTGAACCCCATTTATCTTGTTGCTTCTAAAATGAATGTATATTCTTGTGTTGGAAACTCTTGTCCAATAATATCAAATAAAACAGTTACTTCAAATGAATTCTGTTCTGGTGTAGGATTAACTTGAACCTGTACATTATCTACTCTTGGTTCAAAATTATCAATTGCAATTTCAATTTGACTCTGAATAACTGATGCAGTACCAAAATCAACGAATCCAAATAGGCTACTTCTTACTTCAGAACCTAATAACGAGTTAAAAAAACGTTCAGTAGGTATAGTTTCCACTATATTTCTTACAGATCTACGTATCGCATTCTCATTCTTTAATATTAGTAGGTCTTTTGTTACTGGATGAGCTTCAAAGGACAATGTTATGTCTTTAAATGCTCTTGATATCCTTTTAATCGCCATAAACAAGGAGTTTTTCTTTATTTATACGTGATTTTACATAAAAAAAATGCCTCTTTCGAGACACCTTGGTTATTTTCCTTGTCCTCGGTACTTTTTACGAGCCGAGTTACGAGAGGTTGCCGAATATTTAGTGTGTTTTCCGTTTCCCTGACGAGATTTTTTAGGAAAAGCAAGAATTTGCTCTGAACTCCATGCTCCAGTCTTTGATCTTACTGCCATTTTGCTTAATTTTCCTCCTTTTTGGTTGAAAGTTTCTTTAATACCTTAGTTAATGACTCAGAAGGTAGTAAAATCGTGATAATTAGTCCTAAAAATACTGATATAAGCACTTTTGATGACAAAAGTTGCAATATAAAAATAAGAAAGGCACTTGTACCGAAAACTTGCCACTTGTTTTTGACAATTTCCAGTACTTTTTCACTTGTTATAGATGTTTTTGATGCCATTTAATCGTCCTGATAAATTTCAGTCCTTAAATCTTGAGGACTTGGATGACCTGTCTGATAATATTCAATCGACAAGTCTTCCATTCTGTCAAAGTATTCCATCTGTGTTAAACCAGAAAAAATTTGTTTTTCTCTGCAATAGATGTTATACTTTTCTGCCATTAAATTACTCTTGATTTTTCGTGTCCGACTCGAATTCTTGGATCACACCAGATTTCGAAACCTGCCTCTTTTGCATCTAGGCAGAATGAGACATCTTCGCCACACATGTCTTGAACTTCGCCTGATTCAAAGACTTGCATCTTCGGAGCAAACCATGGATATTTCATTTCTTCGTGCTCAAATACTCCATCTTTAATGAGTAACCATCCAAAACCTGTATAATCAACAGTAAATGGTTTACGACGCTTTGAGATACTCTCTACGGTTTCATGATTCATCACTCCACCATTACTTCTGAAATCATCCTCATCTAACCAGTGTGCTACTGATGTTGTTCTACCATCTTCTGTAGCATACCAACCACCAGCAATGTCTTGATCCATTAATACTAACTGCCAAAACTTCTCACTGTTAAAAATAATATCTGAGTCAATCCATAACTGCCAATCATATTTTAATTTGCCGTCCCATGGTTTTTGTTCTGGTCCTCGCAGTACATTAGCTCCAAGGCACTTGCATCTTGCAAAGTTTACCATGGAGGAATAATCCTGCGAAATTTGAATGCTCGCACCAGATTGTACTAAGTCAAAACAAAGTTGTACGAAATTTTTTAGATATGCATATGATACTCCTCTACCAGGTAGGCAAAATACTATGGCTTTTCCCTTCACCATCTCTCTTGCCTTATCATAGTCCCATTCTTGATCTTTCTTCTTGGTTGTGGGCGATTTTGCCTTTACTGTGAATCCTTTAGCCATAAGAATAATAAGTTACATTCGAATCATACTCCATTATATAGCATTTGTCAAGTTAATCCTGTTCGGTTATAATTGCTTCTTTCCCATCCATTGCCCACTTTAACGGTGTTTCTTCGAACCATCCCATTTCATTAACAACTGCTTCTGGTATTACTGTATAATACTCTCCAGTTACTGTATCGACTTCTATGGAGGTAAAAATTTCACCAGAATTTTTTTGCATTTTTTTAAATCTCACCGTCGATTTTATATAGGGAAAAAAATTTTTGTATAAGGTGAGACATTTATCTCGCTTCCGTAACACTTTGTAGGTTAGGGGTTCCTTCAAAAATTATATAACGGGGGGGCATCACGCACCCCCCTGTCTGATTCACGAACGAATGACCTTATGTGATTGTTGCGAACTTAGTGTTATTAAAATTAGAATATGAGAACTCACTGCGATCAACCAGTTTGAAATATCCAAAGCGGGTAACCATGACATACCCCTCACCCTGAGTGGGTTCGTTATAATTAATGTACGTGTCAAAGTCTGCATCATCCTCACATAGATCCAGTGCATGTAATTTGATTTCACACACTGTCTGCCATAGATCAATTAACGAAGCAGAGCATAAACCAGCGTCCTCAAATACTTCACCGTCGATCACTCTACCTTGACGAATAAGGTAATTTAAGTTGATCTTAAGTTTATTTGCTGTTCGCTCATCTGCAAAATCAACATCTGCTGCCAGTCTCTTGGCACGGTCAATCATATTTTGAAGAGAGTAAAAAGCATCCGCATTGTCAGTGGTGAAAGCAGACGGTTGAACGTACTTTACACGGGATCCGCTTTCTAACTTCTCAACTAATGGCATGGCGATTGCATCACTCAAATTATCCACGGCAAAATACTTTGTATGAGGTGCTATAATGATTTTAGCATCTACGACCTCAGGGAACTTATAAGTTAACGTATTTGGTCTGTAATTCTTAGCACCACCCAACCCAATAAAATCACCTTGGTAGATGTTCTTGGTGATTGGCAGGTATGCCAAACAGTTCAACAGGATTTCATGTAGTGATGACTTATGAGAATAAAACCTGTCTATGTCCTCTGGAGTTTCGCATATTATGATTTTCTTCTTGTTGAAAACTGACTTCGTGCCAACAAACTGGCGACCAGTTGCAGGGTTACGACCCCAAACAATAGCGGGTGATCCATCGATTTTAAGTGAGAGTAAAAGGGGCAATAAAAAAGCATCTAATACAGATAAATCACCTGTAAGGATGCTGTCTTCGGGATGTTCTAGGTGGGTGTTTTTCATACCTTTATTATAACGAATAACCAACCCCGTGTGGGGGTTGGGTGGACACTTTGGAAACTGGTTAGACCAGTGAATCTAATCTTGATTGTGGAATTTCTTTACCATCTCTAGCACCCCACTTGTTGATATGTCGTGAAGTTGTTACGGACCAGTATTTTTCAGTCTTGACAAATCCTTCACCGAAGATGTATGCTGCAACGGGTGTGCGGTATGAAAACAAAATCCTTGCGTCCTTTGTTTCTACTTCAGTCATGTTGGATGCGATTGGTGTGAGTTGCATTGATGCTCCTTTTGGTGTATACGTTTATTATAATAGAAAACCCCCAGTGAATAGGGGTTGAGTGTGCCACTTTGTGAACTGGTCGGCTACTCAGCGAGTGGACCACGCCCACGCCATGCATTAAAAGGTCTCTTTAGATGTTTCTCATCCTGAGCGAATTCCTGTAGAAAATAGTCAACGGTGAATTCATTCTCCTTACAGAATTGTTCAATTTCAGCATAGATTGAAGAATCGTAGTTTGTCATGTGAAAATCAGTTTTGTTTACAGATGGGAAATTTTTCATTAGTATTCAATGTCAGAGTTAAAGTAAGCATCGACATCAAATTTGGTCTCTTCCTTGGTTTCAGATAATGCTTCTTCCATTAGAATGGCGATTGCTTCATCTTCAAATCTTGGATCAATCATAGTAAAATTCGTTTGACTCTTTTATTATAGGAAAAAAACCCCGTATGTGGGGGAATGGTGGACAGTTTGTTCGACTGTCCACCA